AAATGTAAATATCTCTTTCCCAAGGAATCATCATATCCAATTCCGTCAAACTATATTTGTGATGTTGCATAAGTGCAAAGTTAGTTTGATAGTAGTTACCAAGGGACTCATAATTTAGAATTACCCGAAAAAATTTTGGATGCCTTCAATCGTAGTTTTTTCTTCGTAACCACACTTCTTACATTTAAACTCTACATCTTTAGAAATCTTTGGCATAGTTTCAAAAAACTTTTGAATTTTTGCTATGTCAGATTGTTGCATAGTTTCAATGAAATCTGTTAATTCTTGTTCAGTTGAATCTTTGGCATAATATATCTTTTCTTCATCAAAAATGTAATCAATACAAGCAATAATCAATTGCAATAAATCACTTTCAGATTGAATATTCAATTTGCTAATAACATCAAAACTTGGATACTTCATCACTATACCTAGTTTATCGGTAAGCATAATTTTATTTGAATGTTCTTCGTTCTTTGTTGGTTTAATATCCATTAGATTGATATCCAATTTTATTTTACCAGCACATTGAACATCTTCATCTTTATCATTTTTAACTAAATTATTACAAACATAATTTAATTCTACCTTTTCACCAACTGACCTAGCTCTAAGATTTAAAAATAGATTTTCTAAGTCAAAAAATGGTAACTTAGAAACATCCGTATCATCAACCACACAATTAGATAATACTTGTTTGATTGAATTGATAACTTCTTTTGAATCTTCTGACTGTGCAGCCATTAAAAAGATTTTTTGTTCTTTAACCAAAAACGGACGAAACTTAATTGTTTTGCCTGTTGAAATTAATGTAGTTTCATAAATTGGTATGTCTAACTTTGGTAACATAATATCCTCGCTTTGTTAAAATAAATTAAGTTAATGCTTTACCAAAAGGCGATATCTTAGCAAGACCAACTCCAAATAGAGCGGCCGCAGCTGCAGCGATATCGTAACTTCCGGTATATACTGGTTTGTATTTCTGATAAGCAAATTGCACTTGTAATCTATGGAAATTATCATCAGACCAACTTAATGCCTGTGATGATATTCCAATTGGATATGCATCCACCAATTCAACTGCATATATTTGTTTAATAAAATCATCATACTGAATCACCTTAATTGGTGTCATGTATCTTGTTGCTTCATCTTTTGGGAATCTAACATTATTTGTATCAGAAGGATTAATAGCTTCTAACCATCTATCAAACAATTTTCTTTCCCAAAATTCATTTGTACATATAAAAGTCAAAGTCATAGTGCCATCACCATATTGTGTCTGATAAGGAACTTTATATGTTGGACCATACACTTTTGCTTCATGTGTCATTATTGTTCTGCCAGGCAATTCTGCAGCTTCACATTGTAATGCAAGATATCGTGATAGTGTAGAATTTGCACCGAGTGGTGATTGTCCCATTGCACTACCAATCGTGTCTGTTATTGTGCCAAAAATTGCATTTGGTAAATTGAATAATGCCTCAAGAGCACTTGTAGACATGAAATTTGCAATATATGGCGGTAGTGGAATAACAACTTCAAATCTAGATGGTTTTGCAGGACCATCTTTTGAACGCATATGCGCCAAAAATAAATTTGGAGAGAATGACATTAGAATTTTTTCCTTGAGTCTGCGTAAACTTTACTAGTAGTGGCACCAACAAATGTTTCAACTGGTAACATTGCGGCAATGTCCCATTCATCTGCGGAGATTTCTAAAAATCTGGATTGTATATGACTGTATAAATATCTCTTAATACATGGTGTTGCTTCAAACGCTCTAGAAGCACCTGCAAGATAACTGTAACTCACTCTTAATTTTGTTTTTGAATCAAACTTATCATTCGTTGCAGTTTCACTCAATTTGTCTAAAAGCATCAATCTTTGTTTTGGATGAATATAGTGTAAATTTAAACCCAAGAATCCGTCTTTATATGATTCAATAGGAATTACAAGTGGGAATCTATCATAGTATGGTAAGGTATCTTTTGTCTTTGGGTCATAGAAATAAAAGTACATTTTACCAATTGTTGAATTGTTTTTAAGTCTATCTCTATCACCCATCAAGGTTCTTGTAGAAGGATTTAAATCTTTCACTTTGGCACGAAGCCAGTTCCGTGCATTATTTGTGCCAGTTGCATAACCTTCTTTTGCAAGAGATTGTTTAATTCTGTCTATTAGTTTTGCCATTATCTATTTATCTCAAATGCCTATGTCTTTTTCAGTTAGCACTTTGAATTGCCATCCGTGTTCTTTACAAAATAAGTCTGCAGCCCGCCATTTTTCTTGATTGACTGCATAAGTTGCCGCTTCTTGCAAGTATCGCTTTGTCTTTCTTTTTTGCTCAGGTTTTACTGTTTGTTTTTGTGGTTTTATCTCAATGACAACAGTAGATTCTGCACCATTTGTTTGTTTCAATCTAACAATAAAATCTGGAAAGTATCTGTGTATTTTTTGGTCAAGAGGTGACCTGTACTTAATGATAAGTTCTTCAGATGCCCACCAAATGACACTTGGATTCTCATCTAACCACTTCATCACCCTGAGTTCCCATGAGGAACGGTAGACGACATTCTCAGAATCGCCTTTATATTTGCTTCGATGTTTTGGGGTAAACCGCCCTTTATATGACATAAATAGTCTCCATATGTATGATAAATATATCTAGTTAACCTATAGGACAATAAATGGCAGGACTATTAAGCTTCCTCTCAGACATTAATGTAAGACCACCAGAAATTGCTGGACCATTAGCTCAGTTATTACAGAGTCAATATGAACTTAAAAATTTGAAGTATCCGGCAGATTTAGGTGCAAATGATAAAGGTCATTATTTGGTAATAAACATCAATGTACAAAAATCAACGCAATTTAAAAATGATATCAATGTTGGCGCAGCTGCAAGAAGATTTGATACTGGACCGGGTAGTGCTGGTGCTGGAGGTGTTTTAAGTACAATATCAAATGCCGCTCAAACACTAGAACAATGGGCATCTCAAGCAACTACTTTTGCTTCTGGTTACTTAAATAAATTAGGTGTGCCAACAGATACAAATGGTACTGCTATTGGTACTGGTATTGATGCCTTAAATAATAGTATAAGTGGTGCAATAAAAAACATAGGCGATGGTGTTAGAGCGACAAAACAAATAAGTACAGTTATATATCTTTATATGCCTGATACATTAAATTTTGACCAGTCACAACAATATAGTAATCCATCATTGTCTGGTTTAGCGACCGGTGTTGCTGCAGCTGGTCAATCTGTAGCTGATGTAATGAGTTCTGGTGGTTCTAGGGATGAACAAATAACAAAGGGTGTTTCGAATCTTACACCTTTTGCTTTACAAGCTGCAGCAAAAATAGCTGGTGGTGAATTAAGTGGTGTTTTATTTTCGGCAGCAACTGGATTAGTTCAAAATCCAATGATGGAAGTTTTATATACACAACCACAATTTAGAACATTCAGATTTGATTTTATGTTTTATCCAAGAACAGAAGCCGAATCTAAAGAAGTTCAAAAAATAATTAGTGAGTTACGATTTCATCAAGCACCAGAAGGATTAGCTTCTTCAAATGGTTTCTTTTTAGTTCCACCTTCAGAGTTTAATCTTTCTTTTTATTACAATGGTCAAGAAAATCCAAATATTCCAAAAATTGGAATTTGTGTATTAAAACAAATGAATATAAATTATGCACCTAGTGGATTTTCCGCATATGAAGTTCCAGGACAATCAGCAACATTGGGTGGTACAGGTATGCCAGTTGCAATACAATTATCATTACAATTTATGGAAACAGAAATTAAAACTAAATCTTCTTACAATGAAGAGGATAAAATGAATGGTTTGCCACACAGGTCAAGTTCGATTGAACTTAGAACTCCATCAGAAATACAAGCTAGTGCAGACTTGAAAGATGCTTATAACTAATTATGTCAAAATATTTTAATTTTTTTCCCAAAGTTTTATACACAACAGATTCTAAAACTGGTGATGTTGTTAACAATTTAACAGCAAGATTTAATTTCGAAGAGAAATTTAAAAATAATACCGCTGTTTGTTATGAGTAT